TCTTCTTCTGCTTCTTCTTTTACACTCTTCATAGTATCTGCTGCACATGCCTTAGCATTTACAACATTCTTTACTTGAGCAAGAGTTAATGAAGGATCTTTGAGTTTTGCCGAATCATCATCTGGGCGATAATTTTCGGGGGTTGGTCCACCTAAATCTTCCCAACTACCAGTTTGACCGGGAGTTGTTAAAGAAGACTTTTGCATTGGTTCGGCAGGTGAAGCGCCTTTGGTTACTACGTTTTCCATTTCTTGTAAATTGCTACCAACGGACATTTTTTTTAGATCTTTTGTTATAATCTATATTTATTTATAATTTAAAGATTTGCTAAAAAATCTTGAAACAATTGAGTTTTATATTCTTCCAATAATTTTCTATCAACTAGAGTGTTAATTTTGCGATTTGTTTTTTCAATTAACTGTTCTGTTAGTTTTCCATTTGAGAAAACCCATTCCTTTCCTTCAAATATTCCCTGAACAAAGGCATCTGGTGCAGAAGGATCTGCAACAAGATCTGCCGCAGTTGCCAACATAAAATCTTCACCAACAACTTTATGTCCTTGATNAGTNACTTGAAGTGATCCAACACCACGAGAGGAGACACCAAGACAAACTCCTTCNGCAATAAGAGCTTTGGCAATCTTACCCATCGGAGTCTCAAGAAGTTGTGCCTTACCNAAAAAATTATTTCCCCTTTGCTCTANGTTGATAATTTTATGAGAAACTCGATCTAAATTGACCGTTGGACCATCTGGGTGTCCAAGTTCTCCAAGAGCACGACCCTTACAAATAAATGCCTCATTATATCTTTTAACCTCTTTCATTAGAGTTTGTATCGGATACATTCTTCCATTTCTATTGCAAATATCACCTTGAAGAAAAACTCCTTCAATAAACATTTTTTTAGATGGTCCTTTACCTTCGGTAATAAACTTAACTTGTTGAACGTCTTCGGTGATGAGTTTCATTTTTATTCGGTGACTAGTTGGACGATTTCTGTAATACTTACAACTTGAGAAGAAGATTCTGAAATCACACTTACCTTGACACTTCTGGCAAGATTTGCATTAGTTGTGGTAATAACTCCAACAATAGATGAACTATTGTGTGATATTGTTACTGAACCATCAGTTATTCCGGTCACTAATTTATGTTCGGTATTAATTCCGGATGGTTCGGCATTTTGAATAGTTACAAATTCTCCAACCAAAAATGGATTTCCTGCATTATTATCAAATGAAATCAGAGTTGATGTTCCGGTTGTAATTCCTACAATTTTTTGTCTGGCAATTCTTTCTTTTAAAACTTCACTACTATTTGGTGTTATTTGGAAAGAATTTGATGTAGCAATTGGATTTCCACCAGTTTCAACATAAATTGAAGTTGATCCAGTAGATACTCTCAAATATCCACTCTTAAGGGCAATAGGATTGCTCGTAGTAGCAGAACCAACAACTGCAGTTATTCTATTTACATTTTGAACAATCTTAATTGCCATTATTCTTGATCTCCATTATCACCAAACATTGATGTGGCAACATATGGTCTAGAAGCAATGACGCGCTCACCTGCCTTTGCAAACAATACTTCTTTAATTTTGTCAGATATTTCAGATGCAGGACCATCTGTTGCAATCAAATCGATAATTTCTTCCATTTAAATAATTTATTATTATAAGATTATTTATATCTTGCCACCTTTGGGTTCTGGTGGAAGTTCTGGAGCAAGAGGTTCTTCTGGAACTTCTCCGAGTGCCGGATCTTCTGGAGGAGCAACTCCTGCATCACCTGCCGGAATTGGATTACCCATTTCATCTACAGGGGCATTTGGATCAGGTAGAATTCCTTTTTCTATTTCATCATCAATTTGTTTATCAATTTCAATAATTTCAACATCAGTTTGGCGAAGAATCTTCTTACGAACATATTCTGTTGAAAAATATTTCCCAATATATGCTTCCATAGATGTAACAAGAGATAATCTGTTTGTTAGTAATTCGGATTCTTTAAGTTCAGCAAAATGATTATCGTATAAAAAGTCATATTGAATATGATCTCTCATATTCTCCCAATCTTCAGGAGATACAATATTCTTTAAAAGTAATTGAGTGCGAAGAATATCATTAAACATATTTGCAAAACGCTTTCTTAATCTCCCAACAAACTTTGAAAACTTAAGTTCATCTCTTAAAATTTCAGATGAACGACCTAGATTAAATCCATCTCCACCACCAGCAATTCTTGATTCTGGAACTCCAAGTGCTCTATAAAGTTTCTTTTGGAAATATTCAATATCTGCAAGTTCTCCAAGATTTTGACCGCCAGGAAGTGTGGTAATTTCAGTTCCTCTTCCACCCTCTCTTCTTGGAAGCCAATAATCTTCCATCATACTCATAAATTTCCTATCGTCTTTAACCTCTCCGGTTGCTGCATCATAGACTAATTTATTTCTATACCTAGACATCGTTTCTTTTAAGTATTGCTCTGCTTTTACCTTAGGTAGATTTCCTACATCTATATAAAAAATACGACGCTCTGGAGCCCTTGACATTCTGTATATAACAAGAGAATCCTCAATCATTCTTAATTGATTAAGTGCCTTAATCGATTTATGAAGATATGATAATACGGTTCCTTTGGTTCTATCGACTAAACCTGAAGTGCAATATGTAATTGAATCTTTTGAAATTTTTACCGAACCTTTAGTTGAAGATCCGAGCATACTTGGAGCATAGTTTGAAGTTGATGTTGGAGTATAAATGAAATACTCTTCAATTTCAGGATATGCAATTTGGTTTGAATTTGAATTTGGAAGAATCGATATATTTGGACCAAAATTATTTTTAGTTTTCTTTTCTTGTCTCACATATTTCATTTTCATAGGATCAATATATCTCAAATCCTTAATTCCATCTTCAGGTTTTTTAACATCAATTACTTTTAGATAAAATAATCGACCATCAACATACCAATTTCTAAAAATTTCGTGAGACTTTTTATCAAAGTCCATAATTTCTTTGATATATTTAAATTCTTCTCTTATAACTTTTTTAAGTTTATCACTTGCATTTAAATTTGATAATTCTATTTCTATAGGAGAATCATACAAATCACTTACAATTGCCTCATTCACAACATCTTCAATTGCCCCTTCACATTCTGGATGAAGTGACATTTCGCGATATCTTTTGATTAAATCATATTCTGTGCGATAAACTCCCTCAATATCAATAGTCTGACCATAAAATCCAGATTGTATATAATGATCAACCCCGTCATCATTGTTAGGAGGAACGGGGGAGACTATTGATTTTGATTTTTTTTCATTATCTTCAATTGAAAACCCAAAAAGTTTTGCCATCTTATATAATTAAACTCTTAATATGTTATATTTAGTTGATGTCTATACCGCCAGCTTTGGCAGAATCCCCTTTAATTGCTTCCCACCACAGAACTTGCATTTCTACGGTAAATTCTTGAATAGATTCTGTATCATATGATAAAGGAATTGAGGAAATATTAATTGGAAACAAATCATAAAAATGATATGCTCTCAGTGTTGAACCATCACGATCTAACTGATAAACGAAGGCATCTGCCTGATAAAGTGCCGGATCAGTAATACCGGTATTATCAGAGACTTTGTTCATTGTATTCATCCAGTTTTCAAATGCAGAACGAATTGAAAAATCCGTATCATTAATAATTGTAATTGTCCAACCTTCAAATGTTCTGTCTCCGGCAACATTTAAAGTTCTTCCTCTAAAAGCAACCGGTAATGGAGTTACGGTTGATGCTGGCATTGCGGCAGTTTTAANCAAAAATCTGGATTTGTCTAGGACATTANTATCGGCAGGAGCAGCCTCCGGAAATGACAGAACAACCTCGAAGAGATTACTTCTGGCACCACCACCAGACAGCTTACTCTTAAAGTCTGTAATTTTTCTTTTAGGTGGTGGATTTAACTGATTTCTAGTTGCCATTGTTTTTAAACCTCTTGATTAATTAAAAGTTTCCGATTACTTCTTCAAAATCAACACCAGTTTTGGTGGCAATAAATGTAAGACCGATGAAGTTAATCGATCTTGCTGGTTTAATGTAAATGTCCGCTCTAAACTCATTGGCATCAATAACTGCTGCCGTGTTATTTGTTTCGTCACAAANAACAACATAATCGAATATACCTCTCTTNGCCTGAACATCACGCAAGAAAGGTTCAANAGTATTTACAAAATTAGTTCTTGTAAGTTCATCATTAAATTCGAATAATANATCTCTTGATGCTCTTGAAATTGTATCCTCAAGGTAAATAAACAATCTACGAACATTAATTCGATCAAATGCCGATGCTTTCGCAAACCCTGTCTTATCATTCAACAGTATTTACAAAATTAGTTCTTGTAAGTTCATCATTAAATTCGAATAATATATCTCTTGATGCTCTTGAAATTGTATCCTCAAGGTAAATAAACAATCTACGAACATTAATTCGATCAAATGCCGATGCTTTCGCAAACCCTGTCTTATCACCAAATAGAATAATGCCAGCTCCAGGAGAGAAGATGACTGAATTTATTCTATTCGAATAAAGACGATCTCTTTCAGTTTTTGATGGATTATATGCCAATTTAACGGCATTTAGAATAGATCCCCTAGAAGTTCCTGCCGGAGAATACCAGGGGAAGTTGTTAATATCATTACGGGCACAAATACCTGCTATATCACCGTTTAATGGGACATATCTAAAGGTGTCTGAAAATCTATCATACATATACTTATATCCAGAATCAAAGACTGCATAAGAAGATGATTGGAGTGCTGAATAGAATGAAATTACATTATTAGTAATCGTATCTGTAGAATTAATAGTTGCCGAAGTTTGAGTTGTTGTATCAGTCAGTGCTGCTCCTCTATATGGGGAAATAAATGCAATCGCATCTTTTCTTAGCTCTGCAACAGAGATGAGTTTTTGAGCCAGTGCTTGTGCAGATGATTGTGAATATGCTGCAGACCCCATAATCAAGAAATCTACTTTATAATTTTCTGGGGTTTCGAATAATGAATATCCGTCAGATAGTTTGCCAATAGATGCCGTAAGAGATCCTGCTGTGGTAATAGTTGCTATTCCACTATAATCAAGACCTCCTGATAAAGCATTTGTCGAAGATCCTGATGCCGCAAAAATCACACCCTCGGCATTTTGATTCCAGGCAATATCGCTACTTAAAGTAAATCCAGAACTGTATCCTGTAGTTACAATTCCAGTTGGGGAATTGAGACCAAAAATATAATCAGAATTATTTTCGAGATACTTTCTCCAATAAGAAGAAGATCCAACCGAAAATTCTGCATCAGATGCTTTCGAAAGACCCAAATGTTTTTCGAGAATTGATCCAGAATTTCCTGTAATTTTTCCTTCAGAATCAATTACAACTAAATGAACCTCATCAAATCTTGAATTTCTTGCAGAGGCATATGAAGAAGTTCCAGGTCTTTGTGAAACATTATTCCAATTAATAGTTGTTCCAGTTGTTTGACCAACACCGGTCAATTTAATAGTTTGTTGATCAAACCAATCTAATCTTGAGGTATATGTTGTGCTTCCATATGAAGTTGTTTGAGAATTTGTATGAATACCAAGTGACCCTGATGTTTCGAAAGAATAGACTCCAAATGATGTATAGTCTTTTAATGTTTCTGTTCCTGCTGCAGAAACGTGACTTAAAACTTTAACTCCAATTTGACTTGATCCAATTTCAGTAATAATTCCCTTTATATAACCATCAAGTGCTGAAGTTGTTCC